ACCTCAGCGGGGGCGAACGTCCACTCGTCGTGCAGCAGCACCGCATTAGGGCACTGCACCGCCTCGGTAATCATACCGTCGTGCCAGTGGGTAGACCCGCCAGAGGCAGACTGCGTGCCGAGCAAGCTAGACGCATCCATGGTGCCGTTGTAGTTGAACCGATAAAACGGCTTGCGAGTGATGGCGCAATAGAACTCGACAAGGCTCGACTTGCCGACAGACGGCAAGCCAGTAAGCATGGTAGGGCCGCGACCCGACTCAATGGCGTAGGCAAGCAGCCACAGAGTGTGCATGTTGGGACGGTAGACCGGATTAACATCCGGAATGCGAGCCTTCTGCGACTCGCTCAACAGGGATTCATCACACATGGTGATGAAGATATCCCGGTGTCCCTTGGCGGCATTGAAGATGCCGGAGGGCAAAATCTTACTAAGAAGAATTTTGCCTTCGGGAGGCGCAATGGACTCCACAATTTCGGTGGCGGTGACCGGCTCGACGCTGGCAGTGGTGTCGATACCAGCAGCAGCACGCTTGGCACGGAGTGCCTCAGCAAGCTGCATCTGGATTTTGGAAGCAGCAGACTCTACGGACATGTTATTCCCCTTTCAAAATTAAGGATTCTAGAACATTGATGATGGCAGCAGGCAATTCTGCCGCCTGATTGCAAACGTGATGGTGCTTATACAGCCCCACTACGTTATCGTCTTCGATACCAATACCGACGATATCGATTTTCCCTTCGGATTCAATCTTGCGGATAACCTTCTTAGTGTACCCGTAGATATCACCGTCCCCCCCGCATGGTGAGCCATCGGAGAGCACGACTAGGATATGCCGTGCCGCTCGGATGCGTTGCAGGCGAATTGCGGCATGGTGAATAGAATCACCGTCGCAATTATTCTGCATGACCATGCTAGCATCCAGCATCCCGGTTTTAATACTAGTATCAGGAACACTAGCATCGCCGGGCTTGAAGACATAGAGCAGATTACTGTCATAGTCCTCAGTGAAGCCCAGCATCTCGTGCTTGATGTTCAAAGACTTAAGCAGACTATGGAACCCCAGCGCGCCGGCGATAGCCACAGGTATGCGGCCATATGCCATGCTTCCCGAGTAATCGACAAGGATGGATACCGCAGTATCCAGCGCCTTAGACTCGGTTTTGGTTTTGAAAATACGTTCAGACGCCGAGCCGCCATTAACGACTCTGGAAATCTTACTAGTATCAAGTCTACCTGCCTTCTGATTGAAGGCGGTGCGCTTTCGCGTCACTGCCTGCAACAATCGGCGAGCCTGCCCAGATATCTTTTCGATACCAAGGCTCGCTAAAGCATGGTCTACCGATTCTTCCTTCGCGTATCGGTAGCCCTTTTCCGGCTTCTCACCCTTCCACAGGTGAATCTCTTTAGTGGAGATAGCAGTGTGCGGGGTGTAATCCCTGCCGCTATCTTCAGGATAGAGAATCTTGATGGAAGTAGCCTGACCTTCCTCATTGTGAGGGTGCTTTAGCAGGTCGTCATAGTTGACCTTAACACCCTTACCCGGAGGAGCGTCCTTATCCGGCTTGCCCGGAGTGTTACCTTCCTGACCTTCGCCTTCCTTAGGCTCGCCTTCGCCCTCGCCATTGCCGCCTTCACCGTCAGGGTCGGGCTGCTTATCTGGCTCAGGATTGAACTCAGGCTCAGGGAATCCGAAAACATCCCGCCATACACGGGTCAGCCAGTCGAGTTCATGACTAGCAGTGCTTAGGCCGATGTACTCTGCCAAAAAATTACTAGTCAAATTTTCGTACCATCCCGCCATATCGGCGGAATGCTTCGACTCGAACAGCGATTCTAACCCTCGAAGACTAGAATCCTCGATACCCCTAGAGAGGGTGTCGAATGCCAACAAGGTGACAATAGCCTGCTTTTCGGCAGGCATATCGTCACCGTGAGGCACCTTCGCCGCTATATTTCGGATATGGGTGCCCGTAGCGACGGAATTAGGATTAGCCATCCCTATCCATCTGGCGCAGCGGGTGCGGTCTACCCTGTGATCATCCACAAGGTTTAGCGCCTGCCCGAAAGCACTAGTGGTATCGACACCACTAGCCTTGAGCAGCGGGAAAATATCCCGATTCTCGGGCATGTTATGCCCGATCTCGTGATAAATCCCGTCACTCCAGATAGCCCATTCGGTATCGTTCCACAGCGGGTTAGGCCGTGAAACAATAATCCGTTTCCCGTCAGTACGGGGCACAGTGTGCTCGGGAGTGAACTCAAGCTTGAGTCCAGCATCCCGTGCGAGTGTGCGGGCTATCCGTTCATATTCCATAAAATCGCGCATGGTACGTGCTCCATTATGGATTGAACAAAAATCCGGCATAAGCCGGAGCCTAAGAATACTTTCTAGTATTCTTTATAGAAAACTTACTAAGAAGTTTTCTAGAAAACTTACTAGAAAAGTAAATACCCGGTAGGGGACACCTACCGGGGTTATTCATCCTGCCTGCCTAAGCACTAGGTGCTAGGCGTCCAACCGTCGACCGTAGCCGACACGGCAGCAATCAGCGCTGCCTGTTCGTGCGGCAATTCCTTGACGATGATTTTCTTGATGCTTTCCAGCATAGCGGCGATTTTCTCAGCAGGCGTTTTAGCACCCTCAGACTGCGCCTTGGATAAAGCAGACTTGCCGAAAGCCTCCCCATCAGCATTGAACAGGGGCAATCCCTGCTCAAGCGCGCCCAGCAGCACACTCTTAGCCGAAGTGTACTCGGGAGGCAGAAACTTAGTCCGTTTGATTTTTCCGCCCTTCGTAGTTTCTGCCGCAATCTGCTCTTTCGTGAACTCACGTTCAATGAATTGTTTTTCGGCTTCATCCAGCATCAGCACAGCAGACTCATGAGTGCCAGCACGCGCCACACTATCGTGAAGCTTGCCGTAGGTATTTTTCTTTACCAGATCAATACCGGCGTACTCCTCAATGAGAATGCTTACCGACTCGGCGCTGCTCATAGCGTGAGCCATACCAGCGGCGGAAGCCATAACAGAATTAAGCATAAGATTCATGGTAAATACTCCAAAAAATTACTAGGAACAAAAACAACGCAGCATAATTGCTGCGCTGCAACATAGTAGCGAATCGCTACCGGAAAGCATTCTATGGAATGCTTGCCGCTAACGGTTCGCGCACCCGGCCCGATTACCGGGTGCTTTCCGTTCATGCATGAATCTTTAACCGTCCACACCTACGCAAGTATCACCGTTGACAGGGTGCGCAGTGTGGCTTGACAAGGCATAGACCGTTATCGTCGCGTACTGTCGGCGCTTCTCAATATCCTGAACTTTCGCGGCATCCCGTCGCATCACTAGCCCTTTGAATCAGGGAGGGTAAGCCGGACTTTCGCCGCACTCCCTGCACCCCGTCCGGGTGCGCTTTGTGCGTTGATTGTCGGCCCTAGGTGTTTGCGACAGGGTAACCCAGACTTAACCGGAGAAACCGTGCAGACTCATAGCCTCATCACTATCACGAACCCTTGGGCGGGCCGTCGCCTGCTGGAATCTGCCAGCATCACAGGCACTAGGGGCAGGGTGTAAATCCTGCTGGCTAGTACCAGCCCCGTCACGTTTTTGCGTTCATAGGGTCAGGGTATGCCTTCCAGCATTACCGTTGTTAGGGGATGGTGCGCACTGCTCTGCACAGGCTTGTAACACCGTCCCCCGTTGACTAGCACCGTCTACACTGTGCTGCGCGGCTTCCATCCCGTCCGGGACTCGCAAGCCCGGTTCCCCTACCGGGCCGCACCGCCGGCCCCTATGGCCGGTCGATCGTTGCGTGCGCTAGTAATAATGCAGGGTGCGTGCCAAGTATGCCCTTCTTTCCTAGTACGTCAAAAATGCCTTAAGAATCAAGGCTTTAGGCTAGTTGAGCACACCCGGCACAATGCGTGCCATAGTGGTCAAAAAGTAGCCAATTGGCTATATACAGCCATAACCATGGTTCAAATGAACCAAAGCGGTTCAATATAACCACCACTGGCTAAATAATAACCACAAAGAAAGTGTGGAATGCTCACGGGGTGCGAGCACCCCTAGCACAGGCACCCCTAGCAGGCGCATCCGGGTGCAGGCAGGGTGCATGTATGAACCGCACGCACGCGCCTAGCACACTTCACACGCACTACGCAAGCCTCTAGCACGGGGCGTTGCGCCCTAGCATAAACCGTGCCAATAAAAACCGTGCTGCGTTGCAATAACGATACGCTCCGTATCGTAAGCGCCCTACCATGCATGAACCGTGCCAAATGCGCAGAATCGACGCTACGGGACAGGGTGCTACCCTAGGACGTCCCCTACCCCAAAACGCGCCACAGGGCTTCTCCGTGCGTTCTAGACCCTGTGGATAAGTCGATTTTTCTGTGGATAACCTGTGGAAACATACGGTACCGTATGGTGGCATCAGACTTGCATACGTCTCGGAATTGAAACGGGCAGATAGCACTAAAAATATTCCTAGTATGCCGCATGGTAATTGCGGCTGGCGAGGGTGTGCGTCAAAAAATTGACACACTGTACTCTAGCAAGGTTCGTGCTAAGACAGAATGGCACGGAAAGTGCTTGTTATGCAGGGATTGTGCCATCGGGGGTAAATGCCCCTAGTAGGGTATGGTATTCGCACCCTTGCTTTACCTTCACGTCAACTTCCCCTGATTTTTGTGGCGTTGCAACATAATTGCTGCGGTGCAGCGTGCCGCACTGCGTGCCTGTTTCGTTGTGCACTGCAACATATTGCACTGCGATAGCGCACTGCAACAAATCATGGTGCGATGCAGCATTGTGCGGTGCAGCAGGGGGTAGTCCCCCCATTGCCCCTCGGCCTCATAGGCCCACCCTCACCCCCACAACGGGGGAAAAATATTGACCCCTTCATAGGAGAATAAAAATTACATACTAATATTAAATACACGTTCTCCTAAAGAGAACGTATTTATATATTAATATTATATATTACTATCTAGTACCCTTTGTTCAGTTCCCAACCCTTGAGGGGTTGGAAAATATCTTGACTTTTATTTTTATTACTGGTATAATTACTACATGGAAATAAAGACTTTACCTACCATTACCAGCTACTCCCCGAAGAAGAAGCCCCCTCGTGTTGGGCGGAAGCCGGGGTCTAAGAACAAATTAAGTCTTCTCCGAGAAGCTGTTCTTAACAAGCAAGAAGAAGTAATTCTTACAGAGCTACCTAAGATTGTTGCAGTTGTGTGTCGCAAAGCTCAGGAGGGCGACCTATCAGCAGCGAAACTAATTCTGGAAAGAATCATCCCAGTAAGAAAACAAACAGGTGATGAAGCTAGCGCAGACAAGAAACCAACAATTAACATCGTGATTGAAGGTTCCTCACAAATGCACAGCATAAAGATTGAACAACCTGTACTTGACGCAACCTATGAAGAAATCGAGGAGGATGAATAAAATGAAAGAAAAAATGAAAAGCGGTTCCAGCATGAAGTCTTGCCAGTGTGGTGACGAACAGAACGAAGCAGATTCACTAGCCCTACATAACAGCTCAGGTGTTCTTTACATCGCTGCTCCCGCTGTAGGCGGGCAGCTAAACGTAACACACCCTGACAAGGTTGGTATGATGAGTGGCAAGAGCCACTAAATGGAGTTAAAGTTCTCCCTTCATCCCTCGCAGATGGATGTTTTTACATCCGACAAACGATTTAAGATTGTTTCAGCAGGACGACGGGGAGGAAAAACCTATCTTTCAGCAGTCACCCTTCTTATCGAAGGGTTAAAAGACACTAACGAAAGAGGTTACAAACTAGGTTCTGACCGTGTTGTGTACTACGTTGCACCAACTTTTAACCAAGCCAAGGACATTCTCTGGAAGCTGATTAAAAATTTGGGAAAAGACGTAATTGAAAGCACTCTTGAAAACACAGGAGTGATTAAATTAGTCAACGGACGAGAGATTCACCTAAAGGGTAGCGACCGTCCAGACACATTACGCGGTGTAGGTCTTAGTTATGTAGTGATGGATGAGTATGCGTCCATGAAAGCAGAGGTCTGGGAGGAAATTATCCGACCAACCTTAGCTGACGTAGAAGGTGGAGCACTGTTTATCGGCACTCCACAAGGTAAAAACCACTTCTTCAAGCTCTTTCAAGACGCACATAAAGACCACAACAAGACGGAATGGCTAGCTTACTCCTTCAAGAGTGTAGATAACCCGTTCTTGAACAAAGAAGAAATCAAACGCGCCAAGCGCGACATGAGTTCAGCTAAGTTCAAGCAAGAGTTTGAAGCATCTTTTGCAGTTAGTGGAGGAAGCACCCTTAATCCAGAGCTAATCGTTCTGGAAAAGGAGCCAGAAGACGGCGACTACTACATTGCAGTAGACCCCGCCGGCTTTGAAGCCGCCGATCTCAAAAATATTACCAGTAAATATTCCAGTCTTGACGAAACAGCGATTGCAATCGTCAAAGTTGGTACTTTTGGGTGGTGGGTACAGGACATTGTTCACGGCAGATGGGATGTACGGGAAACATCAGTACGAATCCTCCGAGCTGCTCAGCAATTCCGACCTAAAGCCATCGGAATCGAGAAGGGAAGTCTAAAGAACGCTCTGATGCCTTACATGAAAGACCAGATGTTACGGATTAACACCTTTCCTAACATGCTTGAAGTCTCTCACGGAGGTAAAAAGAAGGTAGACCGTATCGTATGGTCATTACAAGGGCGACTAGAACACGGACGCCTTACCTTTAACGACCGTCCTTACCTAGAACACCTTCGTGACCAGATGGCAGACTTCCCTAACCCACTTGCTCACGACGACTTACTCGACGCCCTAGCATACATCGACCAGTTAGCCACTGTAGTCTATAACGAAGATGTAATTTTCGATAGCGACTACGCAGAACCACTAGATAAAGTAGCAGGATACTAAACACTATGCCATTGAAAAAAGGTTCTAGTAAGAAAGTCATTTCTGAAAACATCAAGAAAGAAATGAAATCCGGTATGCCTCAGAAGCAAGCTATTGCAGTAGCACTCAGCTCTGCTGGTAAGTCAAAGAAGAAGAAAGGCAAGTACTAAGCGTGGCTATTGAAAACGAAAGTACCCTTGCTTCATGGATTATGGAGAAGGTAGACGCTTGGGAGGAGTGGCGAGATAGCAACTACTCCGAGCGTTGGGATGAGTACTATCGTCTATGGCGTGGCATCTGGACTGATGCCGATAAATCTCGCAACGGCGAGCGTTCACGCATTATCTGTCCCGAACTCTCTCAGACAGTAGAGACTATGGTAGCAGAACTAGAAGACGCTACCTTTATCCGGGAACGCTGGGTAGATGTTGCAGATGACGTAGGCGACGAAGACCCACAGGATGTATCGGATGCAATCGACCTTCTCTTACAGGAGTTTGAGAGTAATGGTGTACCGCAAGCTATCAGTGAAAGCTACTTTAATGGCGCTCTATATGGCACAGGTATTGCTATGGTCGCGGTGGATAAGATTAAAATACCAACCGTTTCCAAAGAACCTATTCCTTCAGTAACCTTTAAGGAAAAGTTTGTAGTTAAAGTTCTTCCAATCTCACCACGCAACTTTGTTATTGACCCCAGTGCAAAGAGTGTAGAAGAAGCCTTAGGCTGTGCCCGTGTTCTAAAGATTCCTCTTACCCATGTACAGAAAAAGATTAATGACGGTATCTACCGTAGCATTCCTCTTTCTCCTTACGATAACAATGTAGAAGACCTGTCTGCTCTAGGAGAATACGACGCACTAAGTCATAAGTCAGAAGCAGTTAAGATTGTAGAGTGGCACGGATTAGTACCAAAGAATTTACTTTCTAGTAAAGAAAATCTATTTGACAAGCTAGAAAAGATTGACACGCTTGATACAGAAATTGAGGCAATTGATGAGGGAGGTAGTGCAGTAGCTGACACTACCCTAGTAGAAGCAATCGTTACTATTGTTAATGATGCGTTTGTAGCTCGCGCTGTAGAGAACCCATTCCTAATGGGTGACCGTTCTATCGTAGCGTATCAGCACGACACCGTTCCTAATCGCTTCTGGGGGCGTGGTGTGGCTGAGAAAGGGTACAATCCTCAGAAAGCTCTAGACGCAGAAATCCGCGCTCGTATCGACGCTCTTGGTCTATCTACCCATCCCATGATGGCTATTGATGCTACCAAGATTCCACGAGGCGAGACGTTCGCCGTTCGTCCCGGTCGTAATATTCTTACTAACGGAAGCCCAGCAGAAGCGTTGCTTCCACTTAAATTCCCACCACCCGACCCACACACATTTCAGCAAACACAAGAACTGCGGGAAATGATTCAGCGTGGAACCGGAGGATACGAGTTGCCAGCTAACGTAGAGGGTAACCGTATGGCTGCTACCAGCATGAGCATGGTAGTAGGCTCAATGATTAAACGTAGCCGACGCACGCTAGCTAATATCGAGCGTGAGTTCTTAAAGCCATTAGTAGAAAAGGCTCTATGGCGATATATGCAGTTTAATCCAGAACTGTTTCCGATGAGAGATTACAAGTTTCGAGTCAAGGCTACGATGGGTATTATGGCACGAGAGTTTGAACAAGGTCAGTTAGTAAGCCTACTAAGCACCGTTCCCGGTGACTCTCCGGCATTCTGGATGCTACTTCGTGGAATCTATTCAAACTCTAACATTGATGGTCGAGAGTTCATGGTTCAGTATGCAGACCAGATGCTACAGAATGCACTCAATCCTCCACCACCTCAGCCACAGCCACCTGATGCTAAGACTCAGGTAGAGATGGAACGGCTCAACTTTGAAAAGAATAAGTGGCTAGACCAGCGTGACCTAGAGACTCGTAAGCTCCAGCAACTAGACGAAGGTATCAAGGCAGAAGCCCGTCGAGACATTGGCGAAGGCAAGATGCAGTCTGCTACAGCAGAACTTCAGATGGTTAAGGCAGAGACAGAGAAACTTCGTTCTCAAGCCGAAACAGTCAAGATGATTGCCGAAGCACAGAAGATGACAGTAGAAGCAAAACTATCTGCACTCAAGGTGCAAGTAGAGATGATTACTGCTGCATTGAATCGAGTAGAAGCAATTAAAGTTCCTAGTATGGAAACTGTTAACGCTGAAGACAAGGCTTCTTCAGATGACATGGAAGAAGACGCTACCGAAGAAGAAACTAAGGGAGATAAAGAAGAATGATTCCAGTCTCCTTTCCATCAGAAATTGTTAATCAATTGCGGAGTTGTGTTGTCTACCGGGTAACTCCCGGTGCAACTGACATTCGTTGGAAAGACTACATCCCAGTAAAGACTGTTCTATCTAGTACTTCTAATATTAATACTAGTGATATTGGTGGTGCTCAAGCTGTAAAAGTAATTACTTCTACCACTGGTCTATCTGCTTGGAAAGATTACATCCCTGTAGCAGAAGTAACAGGAAGTCTTGCGGATGCTTGGGAAACTTCAAACACAGGATACATTCCTGTGTATGACACTAGTGCAACTATTAACCTTAGTTTTGAAGATAAGTCTTTGTCTTCTGTTATTACCTTTACACGAGCTTCTGTAGCTACTCGCGTTAACGCTAACGGAGACATTGAAGAAGTAGCTTCTAATGTTCCTCGACTAACCTTTAATCCAGTTACCAAAGAATGCTTAGGTCTTTTGATCGAAGGTAGTTCAACTAACTATGTTCCTAATAGCACTGCTACAGGAGCTGCTGTACCAAGCACACTTCCTACAGGTTGGGCAGACTCTGGTGGTACAGTAGGTATTAACTATCAAGTTGTATCAGTAGGTACGGAATCTGGTATTCCTTATATTGACTATCGTATCTCTGGTACCTGCACTACAGCAGGATTTAAATACATTGGGTTTGTTTCTGGTTTTGCTTTAGTTGATAACACTCGACTAAGCCAATCAATCTACGCTAAGGCCGTTGCTGGTTCTCTTACTAATATTAATTCAATTAGAATTGGTACTAATGCAAACGTAAGTGGTGTGTACGCTGCTGCGTATCCATTAATCTTTAGTCCTTCAGCAATCCTTCCGTTAATCTCTCAACGATACTCTCAAGATTTTCTAGTTACTGGAACACCTACTGTAACAGACGGTTTCTTTTATCTAGCTTTTGATTGTGCTCTAGGAGAAATTGATTACACAGTTCGTATTGGGTATCCACAAGTAGAAGCCTCTGCGGGAGGAATAACTACCTCAGTTATTCGTACTTCTTCTGGTGCACGCACTCGTTCAGTAGACTTTGCTAAGATTGATGGAACTAACTTTTCTAGTTGGTTCAGTGCTACAGAAGGTACATTTGTAGTTTCGTTTTATAAAGCAAGTACACAACCTTTAGAAAACGCTCGTCTGATTTCTTTATCAAATACTACAGCAGCAGAAATTATGCTGCTTACTATTTTAGTAGGTACTCCTACTGTTAGATACACTGTTATAGATAACTCAGTGTCTCAGTTTGCTATTGACGTAGGTTCTTTCAATACTGGCGCTACTAATAAAGTATCTTTTAGATATCAAGTAGATAACTTTGCTTCTAGTCTAAATTCTATTACCTCTGTAACTGGAACTATTCCAGACACTATACCGACAGTTACCGAATTAAGTATTGGTAGTCAATCTTCATTACTTGCCTTTAATGGAATCATTAAGAATATAACCTACTACCCAGCAGCATTATCTAATTCTCTACTACAAAGTTTGAGTTCTTAATATGCCTAAATCTCCTGCATGGACTCGTAAAGAAGGTAAAGACCCTAAGGGTGGATTAAACGCAAAAGGACGGGCTTCATACAATAAGTCAACTGGAGGTAACCTCAAGCCTCCTGCACCTAATCCAAAGAACAAAGAAGAAAAGGGACGCCGAGCTTCTTTCTGTGCTCGCATGGAAGGAATGAAAAAGAAACTTACTTCTAGCAAGACAGCTAGAGATCCTAACAGTCGTATCAACAAAAGCCTTCGGGCTTGGAACTGCTAATGGATAACGTAATAGACTTCAAAAGAAAACCTCCATCAAACGATGAGGAAATCTATATGTGCCCTTGTGGCACTGCTATGTGGAGGCTTTATATCTCTGGTCTTGTAGAGTGCATTAACTGCACAGGTCGTCCAGAGAATCTTATTGTATCTTTGAAACTAGAGGTTACTGATGAATGACCCTAAGTACTTTGAAAAATACTACGACCTTTTCTTAC